TTATAGTTTATAAAAATCTTTATAAAATTCTTTATAAAATATATATTTAGCAAAATAAGTATTTTAATTCATAAAACATTATAAGAATGAACAAGTTATTTATTAGACAAAACATTACATCATTATCAATATTATTATTTATGATACTTTTTGGAATTATGGTATATTTAAAACCGGGTTTTATTTTTAATAGAGATGGGACAATGCGTCAATTTGGAATTGGGTATAGGAATAAAACGGTTATACCGATATGGTTAATTGTAATGATTATGGCCTATTTATCATATCTATTTTTGCTTTATTTGCAAGTTTTTTGATTTTATGAAAGTATAACTTGGGTTTTGTATTTTTTATAAAAAATACAAAATAATTATTCATTATTATACATTATTCAAAGCTGACAACCACTTCGACTTTTTCCGTTTTTATACTTTTAATCGCAGAAATAGATAATTCTTCACGTTTTTTACGAGTTTTATTTTTTTCACTTTTTACTTCATTAACAATAGTTTCGAAATCTTCAGAATATGATTCTGATGATGATAATGATGAAATGGAAGATAAAGATGAAGATGATGACGAATTTGATGAACGTTTAGAAGTACTGTTTCTTGTATTCATATCATTTTCAATCACTTCATAATGCTGTTCAATATATTGAACAATGTCATTTTCAATCGCCCATTTAAAAAAATTCAATTGTCCAATCGTTGTTTGTATAAATGTGCCATTTTTGTATGGAATTGTGATTCTTTCCCAACGACAAAATGGATCAAATCGTTTTTTAGAATATGCTTTTAATTTCAATTTATAATCCACGTACACTTTAAATCGTCTAGCGCATTTCGAATATTCATTACTAATCGCGTACACTGTAAAAAATTTTTTTGCATAATTTGTTGCAAACCAATCAATAATTCGAAGGGATATTTTAGAATGTCCATTAATAATTTGCAACATTACATCTAAATTATTATTGTGTTCATAAAATTTTAATAGGTTTGTTAATAATAATGCATTTTGAGTTGTATACGCAGCAACACCATTTTCTGTAATTATATTATTTATGTTCATAACGATACCTTCTTCTTCACAACCATTTATTGTTTCCATATTAAAAATTATAATTTATTTATTAATATTTATTAACTAAATGAAATAATTTATATATTAATTTATTTAGACGCTTTTGGTTTATATCCTTTTTTAAAAAATACTTAAATTATTTTATTTTTTTTAATTTTCAATTTTTGTAAATGTTAACTGTTTCCCATATTTAAAACGGGAACTATCCATTGTCCCCCTTTTAAGATTACAATCCAAACAACATATTACAACATTGTCCTCATTGTGTCCAATATTATTATCTATTCTATCCAGCGTCCATTGCAACTTGGAATATATATTTTCATATAAAAGTTCGCAGAACTGTTTGCAATAAAAACATTTTAGTTTAGAACATAGCAGTTTTTCAACCAGGGGTTCGAGAGATATAAATAAAGTTTTATCATAAATTCGTTTATCTATATCTTGTCTTTTATATCCAGATATCTTGTGTGTTAATTCTTTTATAATTATAGAACGATGATTTATGCTTTCATCTTCGATATTCAAATATAATTTGGATATCGTATTCATTTGATATAAATGTGTAAAACAACACTTGGGAAGATTCCATTTTTCACACGAAACTCGTTTGGATGAATCTTGTACTGTCGATATTTTTTTGCTTTCACTATTTTCTGATGTATCGTTTTCGATACACGTTTCATTCAAAATTTGTCGAAATATATTTTTTTTTCCATTAATATTAATATTTTTAATCATTTATTTTATTTAGAATTATTTTATTTTTATGTTTATAATTAGTTATTATTTTAGGTAAATTTTTTTATTTTTTATTTAATGAAAACTAAAAAAATATTATATATGTTATACATATAAATAAATTTATAAAATGAATATGTTAGATGTACTTTTTGGACCCTTGACTCGTGAGTACTGTTTGTATTATTATGGGTTTTCCATTTTCTTTTATGTATTATTTGTTTTTGTGACCGTTTTTTCACTTTACAGTTTGTTCACTAAAAAATTTAGTTTCGGTTTATTATTGAGTTTATTTATGGGATGTTTTACGTACTTTTTAGCATATTTTGTTTCACGCCTTTCATATTCCATGTGTGTTGGCAGTTTGGCCCCCTCGTCATCTGCATCTCCAATGCATTTATTTTAAAAAGTTTAGAGTTTAGTTTGTTTGTTTGTGACGACGGACGACCGTGTTTATATTTTATATTTTCTTTTCAATTGAAAAATCAATATTTCAATTGAAAAACGATATAAAGATAAAGCATATATGATATATAACATAATACATCAATAATGTCTATCGTTGTTGAAAAAGGTGCTATAAGAAGTCAAATAAGAGGAATCGAAACTTTACCAATCATATATAGCATATATGAATTAATAGATGATAGAAAACATTCAAATTCAAATAAAGTATTCATTGATATTGACCTGCACAATCATGTTTGCATGATTGGATATTCTGAAGAAGCTACGAAGGATAATATAGATAACATGGTAAAATGGTTTAATACAAATAAAGAACAAACTAACATTAATAATATCGCTAGTAAGGGGGTTGGATTAAAATTTTTTGAATTCAGAGCATTAGGTACATGGAAGCATATAACTAAATGTTTTAATGAACAATTGTATTATACTTCTGAAATAAATACGTTTGATATATGGAATGCAGAAATAAATGATAAAATATCATCTATCAATTTTTCTGAAATATTACATAGAGGAACCAGCTTTGTGAAAGAAGAAGATGAACTATCATTATCAGTAGAAAATATTTTTAAAAATATAGATAGTAAATATCCTTTTCAACCAAAAACTATATTTAGATGTAATAATTTAAAAAATCTAAATCTATTAGATGAATATAAAGATGAAGAAGAAATTTATAATTTTGATGATATAATTAAAAGATTAAAAATAAAATATTATAATGAAATTTCTCAAGGGTTTGAATTATATATAAAATTACCAGGATTTATTGAATTTAAAATAATAGAAAATAATAATATAGATGTAATTGGATTTTCAAGTAATAAAAATAATGAATTAAAAATAGATATTTTTATAAACCCCCATGTACATTATGGTTATTTATTCAAAATTGGAGAAAATACATATGAATTTCGTAAAAATGGAAATTCTATTATTAGACAAAAATTTAATAATATTATTTCAACTACTCCAGATTTTACATTATTCCAATACAACATTAATAACATGGTTAAAGAAGATAAAAATAATTCAATTGTTGGAAAATCAGAAGAAACTTATGCTGGATTATTTATTGAAATTGGCGGAACATTTATAAGCGATCAACCAGTGGAATGGCAAATAATAAAAAGAAACTTGTCAGGAAGTAAAAATTTTAGAGCCGTGTTACAATGTTTATCTTCCGAATCAAAATATCATTTAAAATTATCAGCAGTAAAAGCTCTATTTAATTTGGCTACAATGATCAATTTTCATATTTGTATAAAATGTCTAACAGATGTATATAAACAATATATTAAAAAAAAACTAGAAATAAATAGTGATCATGATGTATTAAGTAGTCATGATTATGTATTAGTTAAAACAACTGCTTCTAAAAGTTGTACAGATAAACAGATTGAAGGTTATTTTTATATTGTAGAATTAGGTGAAAAATTTTTCAAACTTGGTTTTTCGACAAATCAACAAAGAATATTTGATTATATAACAGATGATTATACAAAAAATAATAGATTAGAATTTCCAGATATTGATTTTCATACAAGTCCTTATTGTAGATATTTATCTATACGAAAAATTAAAAATATTACATTGTTTGAAGAAAAAATTAAATCACTGTTGATTGAATCTACTATTTGCCAAACATATGATTGTTTAAACGGAACTGATATCAGAGAGTACTTCTACTGTGAATCTTTTAATGATTTGTTTCGTTTAATTGTAAATGAAATAAATAACCATTAAATAAATAAATAACCATTAAATATTTTATAAATTATTTATAAAAATATTTATAAATACCTCCTATTATCCACGCAGCATTGATAACAATTGATTGATACTGTTTTGATGCAACGCAGACAATAAGCAAACCAGATGCTCCAGCTGTATTGAGAGAAAAGTCAACAGTTTTATCTAATGTAACAACATATGGAATTAATACTAATACACTCCCTATCCAACCAATACATTCTGAAACATATTTTTGATATTTGTTATTACTATTATTTTCATTTTCAATATTATCCATTTATACATATATTTTATTTTATATTAAAATATACTTACTTAATATATTTATTTAACCATAAATATAGTATTTATGAAATAGATTTAAACTCTATTTCATAAATATATATAACATACATTCAAACAATTGATTTGATTTTTATTTGAAAATGACTTCCGCATTAGAAGAGAAAGAAGAGAAAGACAGTTATACAAGTGTGACTGCGTCTGTAAATGATGAAAACAATATTGGCAATACTACTGCGAATAATACCAATATAGAATGTGTTGAACTTAGAAACATTAAATATAAATCAATGCTTCTTAAAAAATCAAACCCTAAACAGCTAACAAAATGTAATTCAAATAATGATATTGATAGTTTTCTTGAAAAAGAGAGGACGCAGAATAAAGAAGATCAGTGGGTAAAATTGGATAAATCAATGAAAACAAAAAAAATAAATGCGTTTGTTGACACATATTCTACCGATCATAATTTGAATGATAAAGACAAAGCATCGCTCCAAGATTTTTTATTGTTTTGTTTAGAACAAAAAAAATTAATTAAAACAAAAGATGTCATTTATGATAAAATAAATGGCACCATTACCAATATTCCTTGTTTACTATATACTCCCACACTTACAAAAAAATTTACTTTGAAACGATGCGAAAAAAGACAATCAACTTTAAGTTCGCTTGCTCCAAAAAATAAAGGTAAAAAAACAACACCTAGTACGGGTAGAACAATCTCAAAAGAATTGACGACGGTAACGGTAACTAACATGACGACGACGACTATATAATACGATATTTGAAAATATTATTTTTAATTATTTTTAATTATTTTTAATTATTTTTAATTATTTTTAATTA